CTTCCTGTAATTAATGTATCTGCACCTGTTCTCAATCTTGTTGAAAGTGGTGAGATACGAAGCAATAATGCAGGAATGGTTGAATTAGATATAGATCAATTTAGAACAACTAAAGGTGGATTTATTACAATGGACTTTGAAGTTCCAGCAGAACGAGATTTAATTGTTCGTATGTTGGCTAATGTTCTTCAAGATCATGGTGAAAGTGGTTCAGGACCTTATGTTCACACCATTCAAGCAACTTCAGGTGCAGCTTTAGCAAGACCTGATTTTACAGGTAGTTCAACAGCAGGAATACCAAGTGTATTTGATATTGGATTATATTATCCTGAATCAGCACAAGACAAGATGATTACAAGTGCAGTTTTACAAAGTCTTACAATGAACTTTGATATGGCAGATGGTAGATGTTTACTTAGTGGAACATTCTATTCAGGTATGACAAGTTCAAGTAAGTTCTTAGTAGAACAAACTTTAAGTGCTAATTCAGCAGCACCAACTCTATCAAGTACATCACCAACACAAATAGAATCTTACTTTAATGTTAAGAAACTAGATGTTGATGGAACTTCATTAGCAGATATGGTGATTACAGCAGTATCATTTACATTTGAAAACAATGTAGCAAGAGTAGGTAGAGATTCTAGTGGTGATGCAGAAGCATATGCCTTTGG